TGAATATTCAGTTGTTGTATGACAAAGTACATCATCACCAGAAGCATGTGGGATTATATCAACTCCAGACAAATAACGAACATATAAAACGTTAATTATCATGACAAAAGTATTCAACGTGGAGGTGAATGCAGATCCTGAGGGCAATTTATCCTTAATAAAGATATCCCATAGTGGTATACGTTCCTTACCATTTTGATATGCAAATTTAATCTGTCTGTAATCAGCACAGTGAACTTTGTAAAACTCCTCTAATGTAGTATATTTTTCTATTTCTTCAGGGCACAATTCCATAATATCTTGGATAAAAGATTTCCATAATTTACGTGTACCTTCAGTGTGTGACTGATCAAACCCGCTGAGATCTAAGGTAACCCATTTATTATATCCTAGTGACATCATGTCATCAATGTATTTCTCCTTATAATCATAAGATCGACCTACGGCAAACATTCCACCAAATACCTTATCAAAAATTACTTCTATACTTTTAGTTGCATTACCCGCAACATACTTATGATACCCACTGGGATTACAGATCATTCTAAATTTATCTCCTTTATGTTGAAATTCTTCCTTACCAAAAGCTGAATAACTTAGATCTCTTTCACTTTCAGGTACTCGCATTCCCTTCCTAGAATATTCCATGTACTTCAGTACTTCTTTTTGCTTTGATCTTTCAGAAATAGAATTAAACCAAGCCTCCTTATTAATTTTGAAATATTTCCTTATAGCTTGCCTTATCTCAGAACGCCAAAACTTATCATAATATTGGAAAATAGCTTCATTTACTTTAGGATCCTCAGATGGTAATTTATTAAGAACACGTCTTGTACAAAATGCCAAATTTCTGGGGCATTGCTGATAATAGATCCAATTGTCAGTGTTATAGCCAGTTACGTTGTTAAGCATTACCCCCCTACACTCTTTACAGGTACATGGCAATTTACTAATCATCTCCTCATAACCACATCCAATATCGAAACCGCAGTCCTCGCAAAATTTATGATATCTAATCTTATCATGACCTACATCCAAAGCATGATCACAGGGGAATGCTTCATAATTCTTTTCATCAATACAATATTTTTTGAGACCACCTTGACGCTGAGTTAAATCATTCAAGCAGGTAAATTGATCATCATAGCCTTCGATATTCTCAACTGAGTAGTGGCCTCCCCAACAATGGATCTTTGCATAAGGCTCTTTGGGATCAGCATTTGAGATAACATTGTAAAAGATATTATCACGATAGTGAATTACAAAAACAACATTTAAGCGCATAGATGTCACAAAATCAACAGCATCGTCATACAAAGTACCACCTGCTGAATAGTCCCAAATATGTGTTAATACCTTTTGAACTTCAGGATCTTGAACCCTATTCTTAACCCAGTCCCTTAAACAGTTATCCCATTGAATAAAAGTAAAGCCTTTAATAACCTTGTATTGAACCATTAAGCTAATCCAAAAACAACAATTCAGATAATCTTTGGTATTTATGTCATCGAGCATTTTATACATAACTGCATTATAAGACTGGTAATTAACAACAGGGGGGTGAAGCTGATAAATCTCTTTTAAAAATCTTAAATCATCATCTTGGATATTTGGGTTATATCTTTGAATTTTATTTGCTTGTTTGGCTAGTTTGGTGGCACTTTCCTTATTTCCTTTCTGATTATCCCAATAGCCTTTTGGGGCCCTCTTTTTCTTTTTCGGCGGTTCAGGTAATTCATTATATATATTTTTCCATTTAATATATTGTAATGGTGCAGATGACGTTAGGATATTTTTCCAAACCATTTTCTCCTCTCTCACTAACTTAAGGATTGTTATTATACTAGGAGGTCTTGGTAATTTAACAATTAAATCTCCCTTGACACAACATTTCATCTCTCTGTCACCTTTGACAATGAATAGATAATATTTATTTGGATATTTTGAAATCAGATCAACTTTAAGCACTTTACTCCTATAAACAGTGGGTCCTGATATTTCATCATTGGTATTGGTTAGAAATTTATTGATATCACCCATGTTCTTAATATCTACAGTTTTCTTGAAAAATTCATACCATGGGCGCTCTGAATCAATTTTATAAGTACCTTTTTGCATACTGTCAATCAATTTATAATTTTTATTGGTAACGAGAGATGCGAACCCTAATTCCAAAACCGAAACTTCTTCAAGAACTGCTTCTAACAAACCTAAATAACAAATTGGATTGGAGTTTTTTCCGGAGGTTCGGAGAAATGAACAAAAACTGGCTCTCAATTTCTTGGGATCAACACCTACCAAAGCATCAGAGCACAACAAATTAAAACTCTCTTGTGTAATCATGAAATCACATTTTTCAGGCATATGAGTGTAAATTGAAAAGATTTG